ATTACAATCTATCTTATCTAAAAAACTTCAATCAGAGATGGAAGGTGAAGAAGAAGAAGCAGATGTAAACGAAGAGTATGGTGCTGAAGACACATCAGATGCTGATTCATCAGCAATCGGTGATGGCGAAAACAAACAACCTGCAGATGACGCTAATGACTCATCAGACATCGCACAAGGAAACCCTGATACTGACGTTGAAACTGCTCAAACCGGCGAAGAAGATGAAAACATCGAAGTAGTTGCTGAGGCAGAAGAAGACGAAATACCAGGTGAAACTCAATCTCGTATCGAAGAAGAAGACGAAGACGAATTGGATTTAGAATCAATCATCAGAGAATTGGAAGATGAATTAGGTGGTGAGGAATCATCTGAAGAAGAACCAGCTGAAGAAGAATCAGTTTACGAAGAAGAAGAATCTGAAGAAGCATCGGAAGAACCAGCAGTTGAAGAAGCTGAAGGTGAAGACGAAGAAATCGATTTAGATGAAATCTTACGTGAAATGGGATACGGAGATGATGAAGAAGCAGTTGAAGAAGGTGAAGATGAAGATGCAGCAGAAGCTATGGCAGCTAAAGATGCAGAATTAGAAGAAGCTTACAACGTAATCAAATCTCTAAAATCAACAATCAACGAAGTTAATTTGTTAAATGCAAAATTACTTTACACAAACAAATTATTCCGTTCTTACGATTTAACTAATGAGCAAAAACACAAAGTTGTTGAAACTTTAGATAGAACTCAAAACGTTAGAGAAGTAAAATTAGTGTTCTCTACTTTGGCAGAATCAATGAAAATTGGTGGAACTGCTAAAAAAGTAAAAGCACAAACAAAATTAACTGAATCATTTGCTTCTAAGCAAGTTGCTTCAACTGCACCGAAAAAAGAAATCATTGCAGAAAGTAACGGATTAGCAGATAGATTCAAGCAATTAGCAAATATTAAATAACAAAACAAACATTAGGAGAAAATAAAATGGCAAATTTCGATTTATCAAAACTAATGGAAGGAAAGAACCCACAACAAGTAATGTTGGCTGAAACACGTCAATTACAATCTAAGTGGGAAAAAACTGGACTTCTTGAAGGTTTAAAAAGCAGAGAGCAATCTCAAATTGCAGTTCTTTTAGAGAACCAAGCAAAACAATTATTAGATGAAGCAACAGCAACAGGTACTTCTGCAGGTTCAGAAGAGTGGTCTGGAGTAGCATTACCATTGGTAAGAAGAATCTTTGGTGAAATCGCAGCGAAAGAATTCGTTTCGGTTCAACCAATGAACTTACCTTCAGGTCTAATCTTCTTCTTAGATTTCAAATACGGAACTGCACAACCGGGTAATCCATCATACGCTGGAAAATCTTTATTCGGTGGTAATGGTACTTCTGCAGCTAATTCTGACTTCGGTAGAACTAAAGCAGCAGTAAACGGTCTTTATGGTGAAGGACGTTATGGATATTCAGTAAATGATTCATCAGTAGCAGTAGCTGCAGGTAACCAATCATTTGCAACAGCATCTTGGTCAGATGTAGGATTTGATTCAGCATTGTCTGCATCAGTTGCCGCATCTCAAATCGCTAAAATCCGTGTATCAAAAGCAAACGTATCTGCAGTTTCTGACGTAGATGCAGTTCGTTCATTCTATGTATCATCTTCAGTATTCGCAGCAGCAGATTCATTCTACCCTGCATACTCTTCATTTGACGGAACTAATTATACATTCTTCGCTAAAGTAGCTAACATTTCATCTGGTTCAGGTGCAACTACTTTAACGGTTAAGTATTCTGAGCAACCTGCAGCTTATGACAGAGGTGATTTCGAAGATGGAAATCCAACAGAACCGGCTACTGATTTAGGTATTCCAGAAGTTGATTTAGAATTGAAATCAGAGGCTATCGTTGCTAAGACTCGTAAGTTAAAAGCAGTGTGGACTCCAGAGTTGGCACAAGACTTAAATGCTTACCACTCAATTGATGCTGAAGCAGAATTAACATCTATGTTGTCTGAATATATCTCATTAGAGATTGACTTAGAAATCTTAGATATGTTAAAAGCTAACGCGTTAACAACTGAGTATTGGTCAGTAACTTTAGGTGAAGAGTATAACTCAGCAACAGGTGCATGGTTAGCAGGAACAAACTCTGCAGCATACACTAAAAACACATGGTTCCAGACTTTAGGTGCTAAAATCAACAAAGTATCTAATAAGATTCACCAATTAACATTACGTGGTGGTGCTAACTTCATCGTAGCTTCTCCAGACGTATGTACGGTATTGGAATCTATTCCTGGATTCGTAGTAAACGCAGATAAAGATGCAATGTCATTCGCAGCTGGTGTAACAGCAGTTGGTTCTATGGCAAATCGTTATACGGTTTACAAAAACCCTTATATGACATCTAACGAAATCTTATTAGGTTTCAAAGGTTCAAACTTCTTGGAGACTGGAGCAGTTTATGCACCATACGTTCCATTGATTATGACACCATTAGTGTACGATCCAACTAACTTCACGCCAAGACGTGGTGTTATGACTCGTTACGCTAAGAAGATGGTAAGACCAGAATTCTACGGAAAAATTTATGTTAAAGATTTAGCTAATATCTAATCTTAACTGAATTGATGTAACGATTCAATAATAGAAAGAGGGAAACGAAAGTTTCCCTTTTTTTATGTCCTAGTATATATTATGGAAACCTTGTGGTTAAACATTCAGTGTCTTATATGACATTTGAGTTGGGGAAATACCAACAAATGAATTTTTAAATACAAACAAAAATAAGGAAATTATGAAACAATCAGTTTGGACAAGTGGAAGTCCGTCAAATCCACAAGCGTTTATCACCAAAGGTAAACAACGAATCAAACAATTCGAAGGTCAGGTCTATCTTAACGATGGTGATGAATATCAAATCGAATTATTCAATCCAACTCCAAATCACGTCTTAGCAAAAATCAAAATCGATAAAGATTACTTATCGGGTGGTGGTATTGTATTAAGACCGGGTGAGAGAGTATTTTTAGAACGTTTCTTGGATTCAAATAACAAATTTGTATTCAGAACCTATGAAGTAGGTAAAGAGGCAGTTAATGTAGGTGCTATTGATAATAATGGATATGTAGAAATACAATTCTTTGCGGAATATACCTCTTCTAATTTTTTAAATAGTGGGTTTACTACAATTAGCACTAATAATAGTGGAAATTGGGGTGGTAATACATTTACTACTAATACATTGGGAATTAGTGGAGTTACGAATACTGCATATTATAGTAATACGGGAACTTTAACATCAGGTATTAGTTCAATCGTATCAACTACATCTAATACTTTAGCAGGACCAAATATTCGAAGCACAAACAAAGTTGAAACTGGTACAACTGAAAAAGGCGATACATCCAATCAACAATTTACATCATCAAATAGAAGTTTTAATTCATATTCATTTCACAATGTAGCATGGAGAATTCTACCATCATCACAAAAGAAATACCACAAAGAAGATTTAGGTGTATTGTATTGTGGTGAGTGTGGTGCAAAACGTAAAAAAGATACACATAAGTTCTGTCCACATTGCGGAACTAAATTTTAATTAACAAAATCACAAGGTATTCAATAAGGAGAGCAGAAATGTTCTCCTTTTTTATTAAAAATATTTTAAAAAATATTTGGAATTATAAAATATTATTCGTATGTTAGCTTTGTAATAAGAGTTAAACATAAAATAATAAAAATATGGAATTGTTAAATGTGCGTTTTATGAGTATTGATGAGTATTGTGACTTTGTAGAGAGTAGGTCTTTACATATGGGAGTAAGTGCGTTTGAGTTGATTCTTACACATCGCTTCGAGTTAGACTTGATTTCAGATTCGATGTATGAGAGAGCTAAATCAGAGTTATTGGAAAGAAGTTTATCACCAATATGGAGAGAGACTGAGCATTGGAGAAAAGGAAGTATAAGATAATTTTAAAATATAAAATATGAATGGTATTGGTATTAAAACATTAAAAGAAATTGAAGTTGAATTTGGTGATTTCGAAATTAAACAAGTGTGGGGTGGTTCGAATGATATTTACTTACGATTTGGATATTGGAGTAGAGTTGATGTAGTCAAATTACAACAAATTATCGGTAATTTAGCCAACGTAGTAGAAGATGATGATTATGATGATGATTGTGGTTGGTTATTTAGTTATAAATTAAAATAACTTTTTTTGAAACTTTTCCATATTTATTATCAAATACAAAGTAAATAATGGAACAATTAGCATCAATTTTTTTTCATAGTAGAACTCAAGCACATGTTTT